TTAGCGTTACCACTCCCTTAGAACTTACTCTACTAGTAGCTAGTTTAAATAGTGGTGAAACACTATAAAGCCATGATAAGTCTTCAACTCCCGTAGAATGCAATAATTTCATATCACGGGCTCTAGTCAATATTGATACATGCGGTAGCTGCATTAAGTCACCAATAACGACTACTCTTTTTGCCCTATATAAAAGAGGAATTACAGATGCTATATCACACTGACTTGCTTCGTCAATTACAAGTAAATCAAAGCATCCTGCTTCTAATGGAATTCTACCATTTGCCGACAACAAAGTTACTGCTTGCGCATTTATGTATTTAGGTATCTTTTTTTGCAATTTGTTAAATATTTTTTTTACTTCAGGCGGAACTGTATCACTATCTGCTTCACCCTTCAAAATCTCTACACCATTTAAATACTCAACAATTGTTTGTTTATCATTTGCCGTCAATGCGGTATTATTTTGTTTTAACCACAAATTCCAATACTCTGGAGCTAAATCATAATACTCATTTTTAGTTCTGATTTGTTTTTTTTGCAACTCATCAATAGAAGTTGATGTTCTTAATATTTTTCGTCTTCTTTTTAGCTCATTAATTTTGTCAATAAGCGAAAATTGTATTGCCAATTCATCTGAGATTTTTTCTATTTCTGTATGGCCTATTTCAGAAAATGCATTTGGACATTTAACATCGAAATTCGCTATATTTTTCTTAAATTCATCATATTTTTTTTCTGCAGATTTTACTCTATCACAATAAAGAGAATTCCAACGCAATCTTTGTATTAGAGGCTGTTCTTCTTTAATTGTAAGCTGCCAACTTTTTCTAAAATCTTCCCATGAGTTCATTTCCGATGAGTAATCATATAGATTTTCTCCTTTGAAAGCCCATTCATATTTATCTCTTAAAGGCTCAAGCTCTTTATCAATTCTATTAATTTCATTTCTACTTTCTATTGTATCCTTTATTTTTATTTCAGTTGACTTAATATCCTCTAGAGACTCTGACATTGCTCTTGCAACATCCTGAAATCTATCTAAATCAATTCCTTCGTCACTTACTGTGAGAAGTTTGGTCAATAATTCTACGAATTCCCTATCTCCAGCTTTTCCACCAAGCTTTGCCATAAATGGTGTATTTGTCAAGCCATTTGCCCTGTCAATTACAACCTCAACTGCTTTATTATTTTTACTACTAAATAGAACTGATTTACCATTATATACCTCATTTATAAGTGTGCTTATAACAACCTGAGATTTACCAGTTCCTGGAGGCCCTGTTACAACAGTCAGCTTACCACACAACGCCTTTGCAACTGCTCTTTTTTGTTCCATATTTAGTGGCAGTACTTCGAGTATTCTATCTGCCATTTGTTGGTCCTCTTCATTTACGCCTTTAATCCAGTCATATAAGGCTGTTCCTTTACATTCTTCAAGTGGAATAGAAGATATTTTTTTCAATTCGGTAGTAAGTCCCTTCGTAAATGGAGATGCAGATTTTGATATAATAACACCTTTATTATATATTCCCTCTCTATTAATCTCTGCAAAAGGTGTTTTTGAGAGATTGTCTACATCTAGATCTTCTAACCATTGCCATTTCCGTAAAATTTTTAGCTTGTTTGCAAGCATCTGTATAGAAACTAAAGGTTCTTCATTATGCATTCCTAATTCTTTTTGTAACATTATTATAGCGTGTTCAGCAGCCTCATTAGTACGTGTCACATAATGCTTTATTAATTCTATGTTTATTTCAGGCATTCTACTAATATCAATTTTCCCACTATTCTTATCGAGTTCCCAAATGAAAACCGGAGCTAATAGCTTAGTTCCAGTTTTTCCTACTTTCACTAAAACAGGATACCCAAAATATCCTGCCACTGATGGAGATGTCATTATTTTTTGTATGAAATTATTTATATCCTCTGAATATGCGACATTATTTTTAGGAAAATCCCTTAGCTCCTTATATGAAGTTTCGAATTTACTTTCTGCAAAAACTTGAATACCTTCATGATTCTCTGAAAAGATACATTGTAAATAATACTCACATAGTCTTTCCAAATCGTCTCTATATTTCTTCCTTGGTCTATTTATCTGAATTTGTTTTTCTTCAAAATTATCCTCTATGCAATTCTCCTCAATTTCTCTATCTCCATATTCTGTAATAACAAATTCATCATTTGATGTATACATGTTATTGTTTTTATTGTATTGTTCAATAGGTTCTATAGATTTAATTATATTTTTAGTATTTGTATTTTCCCATTTAGGCGCTACGCTCCACTCATACGAATCATTTTGCACGCAAATATTACGCAAATCCAAGTACAGGTAGTGATTAATAGCTTTCTTATCAAGTTTCAGAATACTAGCAATACGTTTTGCTTTAATAGGTCCTTCTCTTTCAATAATCTCTAGAATACTCTTAGCAATTGAATCCAAAACGTCCTCCATTCATATATTCGATCATAGCATTAGCCTTTCTAATACAGTTATATTAAAAGCATCTTACATGATGTTTATAAATTCATTTATATATTTTACTATGCGCTTTTTTATATACAAATTCAAGATATTCTTACAGAATCTAGTTCTGCGTGGTGCGCATTAAGTATCTTTGTGATAACCTCATCGTCTGTGATACCAAATTGCTTTAATGAATCTCTTGTAAATGCCATTGTTATAATTTCCTTTCTGTTTAACGTCCTGCGAGTGCTTACGCTCGGACTACCTTGCTTGTCCTGTTTTACGTCGTATGAACAAACGACAATAAAAAACATCGCTTGCTTGCGATGTTTAATAACAATATTTTTTCAAATTAAAAGACCAGGAGCCCTAAGGTCATCCTGGTACGTTCCGTGTTTAATACAATTGAAAATCGAGTTCTTGTACTATTTCATTAAGTGACCGATTGTCATAAAACGTATCACTCATTAAATCATCCGCATTTGAATATTCTTTCCACAACTCTCCAAACCATGCTTGGTATTTTGGCTTAAAATCATCTACAGTTGCGGTGACTCCCGCATTTTTATTGTGGTAAATAAATGTTACATCTGATAGACAACTCTCTATCTCCGTTTTCAGTTCTTCTTTTGTCATTTTCATAATATATCCTCATTAGCTAACAATAATATAAATATTTTAGAGATAAGCAGACGGCCCGGCCACTCCGACATCGCAACAGCTTTAAATGTTTATAGCCACTTTTACCCAGCAGAGGAAAGCAAAGCGACGTCAATTTTAGATAAAATTCGTGTATAATTCGTATATATATAAAATGAACCGTTGAAATTTCAACGGTTCAGCTTGTTTTGGTGGAGATGGCGAGAGTAATTTTGTAGCTTTTTTTATTTTTGTTTGCATTTACAAACGTTCATTTTACAACGTTTTTATATTCACTTCTTTATATTTGAACATACAACATTTACAAAAAACGTGTACAAATCGTGTACGGATTCTTCATTTATAGCAATAAAAAAAGAGGGCAAACGCCCTCTTGATTTAACCACTATACAACAAGCTCACAAGCAAGCCCAACAGCATATGCTCTCTTCACCCCATGAGATGCGATATATGACTTTGCTTCAGCTGTATTATTTTCTCCTATAAGAAGAATAGGCATTTCACCTATGTTGCTTGAAACGATTGCGTCGGCCCATGAAGCAACTATAATAGCCTCTTCAGCTGATGGGAAAAAACGCTCTGCAATTTTTCTCGACGTTTCAAAACGATCTGCCCCCTTGACTCTTTCGACGCTACCAATCTCAGCGAGCTGCTTTTCTACAGTAGTATTAACAACACCTGTATCGCCCACAGTGATAAAGTGTAAGTCATTGTGTTTTTTTAGCTCTACAATTTGATTCGCTTTTACGAACTCGGAAACTATAAGTACTGGAACGTTTGTTGTAAGTGTGGATACACCATCAGCCCAATCGCTGCCATTAGTAACAATGATTGATTTTGTTTTTGAAAAGCATTCTTTCAGAACTTCTAGATTTGTATCGTATCTAGTATCTCCCTTTATTACTTTTGCTCCACCCTTGTTTACTATATCGCCACCAACAATATATGTTTCGAACCCATAAGATAACTCTGGATGATCTAGCACTATGTTCGCCTTATTTGCTTTTGCGAGAAATGCTGCGCTTATTCCGTCAGGGAAGTTTTTGCCTGAAACAATCACCTTATTTGCTTTTGCAAACTCCTTGTCTATGATATCGGATGTTGCATATCTGTCATCTCCTGCGTATTTGACAACCTCTGCACCAATATCGACTTGCTTAGGTTTCGGTGTAATAACTTGCGTCACTTTTTCGCCCTGCTTCCTCGCATATGCATACCATGTATCTGTATCGCCATAAAATACATCAAGATCAAGTCTCTTGTTGTATCCACTTAGATATCCATGCGATGTGTACTGATACATTGCAACAACGCTCCAATATGGCACATATGGTGCAGCCTTTTCGAGATATCCTGTTGCATTATTGTTATCATACTGAGCCACCCACAATCCATAGTCTGCATTAGCTATAGCGCTACAATCGTGGCTCTCAATGAAGCTTAAATAACTGTAAAACATGGGTTTTACACCTATAAGTCTATAAACTGCATCGAGCCAAGCTTTTGCCCATTCTGCGCCTAAATACACATCCTGCTCAAAGTCTAACACGGGAATAACCGTGCCATCGAAGTATGCACCACAGTTATCTACAAACCACTGTGCTTCTTCTTCGGGAGTTCCGCCAAAACCAACCTCACGAGCAAAGTGGTATACTCCGATTAGCTTCCCTGCGGCCTTTGCTTGCTGTACGAAGCCGTCACATTCTGCCGATACATATCCAGCACCGCCTGTTCCTTTGATTATTACAAAATCTGCGGGTACACTTGCTAGCTGTATCCCCTCTTGCCATCCTGAAATATCAATTCCGTGCAACATATTAGCCCTCCAGGTCCTTGAAGTCTTTTACCTCTTCAGTTTTGTCTAATTTTAAAATTTGCTTAAATATCTGATGCAAGCCAGTGCTTGCAAGTCCACTAATCATGCCACTTGCAATCGCAACAAGTGTGATTTCACGAGCATTGATACAGCCTAGCACTGCTCCCAATATCGTAACTGTGAGCGGTATGTACTTGTTATCAGCTGGTAGGAATTTCTTCATCAAGTAACCTACTACCAAACAAACTGCGATAACTAATGGAATGTAAAGATTTGTTAAAAATTCAAGATTCATAATGTACCTCCTTGAATAAAATAAAAAGGTGGAGTTATTTCCACCTTTACTTAACTAAAATGTTTTGAATAACTAGCGTCATTCCTGAGCCTATTAACACGGATATGATAGCTTGGACAACTGCATTCCATCTCATCTTTGGTACTTGCTCAAGTGCGTTTATTCTTTCGCCCTGCTCGTTGAGTTCCTCGTGGTGCATATCCATTTTTTGTATCATAAGCTCTATGTTCGTGTTGATTTTCTGTATTTCCCTTGTCATGTCCTCAACAATCGTCAATCGCGTATTCATTCTTTTGATTTCATCATCGTGACATTGTATCTTGATGTCAATGGTATTCTTGCGTTCTAGCCACTCTTCCCTTGTCAGTTCTCCCATATGCTCCTCCTATTTCCACTTGCCAATCGCGTAGATTTGCAAGTTTAAAATGTCTGCAGATGCGGAGCTCTGACTCGCAGCTACCGTCAACATCGTTGTATTCTGTGTGTTGATTGTTTGAGCGGCAAACGAATATCCGTTGCCAATCTGCACTGATGCCGTTACGTTTGGCTTTGTGATAAATCGACAAGACGATGGGAATGTAAATGTTTTTCTGTTAAAAATCATGTTATTCCATGCTCCAGCAGTCCAGCCTGATCTAGAGTCCGAATCGGCTGTCTTAATAAGCTCAAGCCTACCCCTCTTCCATTTCGTATACTGCCATCCATCAATCTCGCCTTGCTCAATTACATAATCCTGAGCTCTGCCACCTCCGTTATAAAGTTCGTTGATTGCACCTGCAAGATTTCTTGTGCTAGTTTTTAGCATGCTTGCGTCACCCATGTCATCTCTAATGCGTTTAATCTGATCTGCATACTTTTCGTCAGTGACTTTAATCTCCTGCTTGAGATCCTGGGCAAGTGTGCCGGATAGTGCTGAGTTAACTGTACCAAAACTATCTCTTAGCTGTAGCCATAGGTTGTCAAATAGTCCGCGATACTCTACAGCTGGAACTACCCAACCGCAAAGGTTTGAATCCATTCTAGTGTCAGATATATTGACGGATTCAATCGAGGTTGTACGAGCTGGGATGTAAATATCAGCTATTGCTAGTTCGTAATAGTTTGACTCGCGGATTAGATCTTGGGCAACTGGATTTGTGGCAGCGACACCCTCTTTTAAATAGATGTCTATATCTCGTCTATCCTCTGCAGTGTCAAATCTTAAAACGATACGATCTATACGAGGAAGGCTCGATGCTGGAGATAATGTGATTTGTCTGTTATTGCTTTCTTTAAAGACCGCGCCCTCGATAATTGCGCCACCAGGCTTTATGCTGACGGTCATGCCTCCATGTGCTGTGACCATTAGTCCATCAATGGGATTAATAAACACACCGTTTCCCCAGCACATCTTGTTAAAATCTCTTTCATCCTGGGCTGTGATTGCTCTGTCCCATTCATTTCCGATTATTCGTTTTGATTCAAATGGAAAACTCTTTGCCATACTATACATCCACCTTTCTATATGTTTGCCTGTTTGGAGTTCCAAAGACAAGCTCTATATCCACTTTATTTTTTGCATGAACCTCTCGCACCTCAACGAGCCTTGAAGTAAACTCTTTTTGTATCGAGTCAATATTTATTGTACAAATATCCCCGAGGTTGTAGTCTTTGAGGTAATAAAAACGATGTTGCAATACATCAACTGATATGGTCTCTTGTTTATAATTATTCAACATCTCAAGCTTTGCTGCATCTCGCATTTTTGACCTTATAAGTGACTCGTTAGAGCTCTTAATCTCAACACCGCTTATATTTGCGTCAAACACCTTAAGTGGTACGCAATGACCAAGCCCACTCGGAACGTTATCTTCAAAAAAAACGTATTCGTGTATTGCCCTGACCTTTTTGCCGTCCTTCCAAAAGCTATGCACCTCGTTTGACGTCTTAAAGTCATCAGGAATTTCCTGACTCACTAAAAATCCACTGTATATACCGCTTTCGTCGTATGCGTATTCGCACTTGGAGATATTCCCCCAAGCCTCACCGAAAAACACGTCATCACGCAAATCGCGTCCCCTTTGAATGTGCAACTCAATGCCTAGAAGCGATTTACCTGGTTCTTCCTTTGCCGAGAAAATCGGTCTGCAAATGAGTGTGTATCCTGCAGACTTTAAGGCTTTCCGCATCGCAGAGCCTGTACTTTCACCGAGTTCTGCGCTTATAGATAGCTCGTTTGGTACATCACTATCTGTGCTGAGCCTTGCACCATTAACCGTGCCACCTATTACATTCCAATTTGTTTTTTCATATACATCTCCTTGCTTAGCATACTTATCACTTACTGTTTCAAGCAGCCATTGTGTCAGCTTCTTTTTGACCTCAGCTTTTCCGGTAAATGTCATTGTCGAAATCGGTATCGTATAAGCGCTCCAATCAAGCACTTTGTCGATAAAAAAGCCTGATAATGTTACAAATTCGCCGTTATTCTTTTCCTCGTACACGACCTTTTGCACCATCGCTGTCTCAGGGCGCCCAATACATTGGATATACTTTACATCTGGGTCATAGTCCTTAGCTGCCATGTATAGCACGAATGACCCACACTCGAAATACTTACGGCTCCATTGCAACTCGACGAAATCAATCATCTTGAGCTCTTCGCCAAACTTATTTAAGCACTTGATCATTTACACACCTCCATACCTACCAACATAGCTTACTTCTGCGGTAAATGCTGTATTGCCGTCTTTTGATATTTTGATTTGATTATCACCATAGCCAAGTACCATCTGCATGAGGTCTCTAGCGTCAAAATCGCTGTATGGCACGTCTTTACCGTTCTTTTTGACCATTCGCTTGTCGCAATCAATAACGAGGACATCAGACGCATTTAAGACCGTTTTCACACTAGTCTTAAGGTCACCCATCTCGATGTCGACACCTGGAACGTAGCCAGTGGACTTTACTGTAATCACAATCGGAGCTGGCTCGCTACCGAGGTAGTTAATAACCTTTGTGTCGGTCTTAGTTATTTCACCAAATGCAAGCTTGCCACCTCCTGGCGCATAATATCTTGTCCAGTGCCACATAGGTGTCACGGATGAAAAGCTTGTTGTTTCTTTGTTGTCTGCGAATAGATCTGGGTAAGGCGACATAAGACTAATTGACAAGTCAGGACTATCATATATATTTGCGCTCGGATAATTGGCCGCTACTAGTTCGCATTCTTTTGCTAAAAGCGTATTGCCTAGATATGTAACCTCAAGTTGATATGTGTAATTCGAATTGTAAAATCCGAGTACGGTTCTGCGTTCCGATTCATATTTATCATCACTAGCTCTGAAAGATGCCATGAATGTAATTAGTCTTGATTTCTTGCGTTTGCCCGTTACAATATCACCGTTTCCATAGCCTCGAGGTTCACTAAAAATCTCAATCTCAGGGAAGTCGACACCTGTTAGGGATTCTACTCCCCAATCTTCTTTTCCTAACGTGTGCCTTAGCCCGTCTGACCGTATTACGTTTAGTTCAAATAGCTCAAATTTCTTGCTCACTAATGCCCTCCTAAACCTAGAATAACAGCCTCTTTACGTATAGCTCTCGCTATGTCTGCTGGAGACTGTATTTTATCTTCGAATATTATTGTTTGCTCAATTTTTGTTGCACCTGGCACTTGCATACCTCCGACATTGGAACTTCCATAGATAGCCTTCGGGACAATGCTCTTTTGATTACTTATAGCAGTATTGATTTTTGCAAAGTTGACATCTACATCAATACCGCCTATCGCGCTATCGATGCCAGTACTTACTTTACTTCCGGCTCTAAGTGCATGCTCTATGCTCTCCTCGATGGCTCTATCAAGGAGATGTGCGTTCCTGCTTACTCCAACTGCCATGCCCTCAGGGAACGATTTACCAAGTCCATCCCTAAATAGCTTGGACGGAGAATTTGTTTTCGCTTTTTTACGTCCAGCTTTTTCAGACTGTGCAACTACATTTGCAACGGCGTTCTTGACGGCTTGTGCTCCAGCATTTATGCCAGCAATTATGCCATCACAAAAGCTTTGACCCAAGCCACTCCAGTCGCATGAATTTCTTGCATTAACTGCAGCATTAAATGCGCTCATGACAGCATCGCCTGATGCCTTTGCAACTTTGTCTCCACCACTCTTCGTCTCGCTCTCCATGCTTTTATACTTATCTCGTGCGAGCTGAAGTTCCTGTTCAGATGCATCTATTGCGTCCTGAACTTCTTGCGTATTAAAGTCCTTTTGCAATTCTTTGAGGTAAGCCAAATTATCTTCTTTGTCCTTAATCGTGGCTTTGAGGTCATCCTTTTTCATGCCCTCAATTTCAGACATTTTTTTAGCATGGTCCTCAGCAATCATTGTTATTTCAGAGTAATTCCCTGCCTCAAAGTCTGCATACATTTTCTCATACGCTTTTCGTGTTGCTAGTGAATCTTTTAGGGAGTTTTCTGTTTTCGAGATTTCCTTACGTTTATTTTTCTCAAGTTCTTTGTACTGACTTAGCGCTCCTTTGGCTTCTTCTAATTCACGTCCTGTCGCGCCTTTGGTTTTTTCTTCAGCTTCTTTTCGTTTTTGAACAATCTCATCAAGCTCTTTTTTTTGCTGAACATACATGTCAATCTCTTTTTGTTGTAGCTCTAGTGCTTTTTTATAACCTTCTTCGTTCGATTTAATTATGATTTCAGCTTTCTTTTTCTCTATATAGCTATCAATTTGTCCTTTTATTTCGTCATACTTTTGTATAACTCCATCTACCATCTGTATTTCAAGACCAGTTGCTTCCTTTAGCTGACCAACGATAAAGTTTGCACGATCCTGGTAGCCATCTTTCACTCTACCGTTAGCATCAACTATTGTGCCAAGTTCCTTAGCAAGTCTCTTTGTATTATTGATTTGGATTAAATCCTTTTCGAGTTGCTCCTCCGCAGTCTTAATAGACTCCTTGTAAGCATCTCGGAGCTCATAGATTTTCTTCTTCTTTTCTTCTATTACCTTCCTTGACTTTTCTGCTTCGCTCTCTTCTTTTTTCGATAGCAGTAAAAATGCACCTGCAAGAGCTCCGACCGCAGTTATTATGAGCCCCATTGGTCCGCCCAAAAATGACATCGCTGCGCTAAGTCCCTTTGTTGCAACTGCAGCAATACCTGCTGCAACTCCCTGAGCCTGTACAGCCATAGTATTTGCTATTGTTGCTGTAGTTCCGCCTGCGGTGGCTAATGCATTTCGTGTTTCTGCAGCTGCTAGCGCTTTTGCCTTAGCTGCAGCAAATGTTGTAACAGCGTTGTTTACAATTCGTGCTGCAGTAGCTCCTTTTTCACTGACCATCGATACTGCCATAGCCGTACCTAGTGCCTTTTGTGCAACGACAAACTCTTTATATAGTCGTATGATTGGTGTGAGCTTTGAGTGTATTTTGAACGCCCCAATTAATCCAGCTAGTATTGGAACTAGGCTAGATCCAGCGGATGCAACTCTAAGTAACCCATCAGCCATCTTTAGTAGAGGCTTAGCAATAGAAATAGTCACCTCAGTGAGGTTTTTAATTGTGTTTCCTAGACCTTTAGGGAGCATATCGGCGATACCACTAGCAAGCGCCATTGCCATATCACCTGCAGCAGAAACAATTTCGTCTCGGTGAGCATATAATCCATCTACAAAAGCTTTAACAGTTTTAGCCCCAGCAGAAATTAGTTCTGGAGCGTGTTTTGCTGCAGCAGTTGCCGCATCAGCTAATACATTTCCTATTGCCTTTGCAAGCCCTTGAATACCGTCCTGCTCAAATGCTTTAGACAATCCGTTGGCTGCGTCTGTTGCTGAAGTTACAATATCGCCCAAAGGGGTGTCTACTGACTTGTAGAGTGATATACCTATGTCTGTTATGGTGTTCTTAAAAATTCCTAGCCTTGATTCAAGCGTCTTATATCGCTCTTCTGCTTCGTGTGTGAGCGCGGTATTTTCACTCCAGGCTTTTGTACCTATTGATAATGCTTTAGTAAATACGTCACTTGCACCTGATGCCCTTAGCAATGCATCGCGCATACGTATATCAGATAGCCCTATATCATCGAGCGTCTTAATTGCAGACCCCCCATTTTTGTTTATGTTGTCGAGTCCCTTAATAAAGCTTATGATTGCACTCGCTGCATCCTCTTCAAATGCTTTTTTAAATTCGTCAGCACTCATGCCTGCAACGGAAGCGAATTGTTCTAACTGTTCGCCGCCCTTTTGTGTTGCAAGGTTCATCTTTGAAATTAAATTAGAAAAAGCTGTTCCTCCAGCTTCAGCTTCTATTCCGACAGAAGATAACGCTCCAGAGAACGACATGATTTGAGCTTCAGTAAGCCCCACTTGGTGACCAGCACCTGCGATTCTCATCGCCATGTCCACAATTTCTGACTCGGTTGTAGCAAGATTATTTCCAAGCGCTACGATGGTAGATCCAAGCTTATCAAAGTTATCTTGACTCATGCCAGTTATGTTTGCAAATCTAGCAAGAGCAGTAGCTGCCTCGTCAGACGTCATGTTTGTCGCATCTCCGAGCATTACCATTGTTTTCGTAAATTGCAATAAGCTCTCATTTTTGATGCCCAGCTGACCTGCCGCCTCTGCGACTGACGCAATAGCAGTCGCTGACTGAGGCATAGATTTTGCCATATCTCGTATGCCTTGTTCAAATTCAGCAAGCTCTTTGTCCGTTGCATCTACAGTCTTTTTAACACCAGCAAATGCACTTTCAAAAGCAATGCCCTGCTTAATAGCAAGCAGTCCTAATCCTCCCAAAGCAGTTGCGGTACTTGCAACAGCCTCAGTGACAACTTTAAGCCCTTTTTTTGTCGTGCCGGATAGCTCTCTTACAGCTTTATTAAATTCTCTGGAATCCAATATGGTTTCTATAGTAACCTTACCATCTGCCATGTAATCACCTGCCTTATATCATCAAGACAGGTTGACTCAGCTACTTATCTGTGCTCTCTCTGCTCTTTATCTTGCTTTCAATCAATGTTATTCTTTTACAGCGTGGGCATTTTATTTCGACTTTGCCGTACATTAAATTAGCCTTACACAGTGTCTGCCCACATACACTGCATTTGACTTTAGTCATATTTTTTTGACAGGATTGCATCAATATCACCGCCATTTTCAAGTGCCTCTGCAAGTTCATTGCTAAGCGCTTCATCGATTTCAGACTCATGTGTAGGTAGTTTATATAGCGATTTCATCTCGCGATAAAACTTCTTCTCCTCGTCATTAAGCCTTGATATGTCCATTGTCCTATAACCAATAATCTTTCCGAACTGTGTGTTCTCGCTAAGCCCATTAAATAGTGCCTTGAAGTTCCACCAATGCATTTCTACGACAGACAAATCAATCTTGTACTGCTCTAAAAAGGCTGCGTAAACATACTCGGCATCATAAGTAAATGAATACGATTGCTTTTTCGATGATTTATTCTTACTATTTACAGGTGCTAAGCTGTATGAATAAAACTCAATCATCTTTTCGATAGCTTCTTCGAGTTCTCCTTCTGCAAAGCTATGTGTATCAGCCCATGATCCATAGTAAAGACGCACGCCCTTTTTGATTAGCTCAATTTTGGATAAATCGTGGTCTGCCAGTAACTCAGTAAACTTAATAGAGGTGCGAAAGTCCCAGTTTATAGGGACCTCAACACCTCTTATAGTTACTGATTTACTCGGTTTATTGGTTAATATGCTACCTATCATTTCGCAAGCTCAAGCTGCATAGCTTTGCTTGTTGCAACGAGATCTTCGTTAACAGCCTCATTAAGCTCACGCAGCTTATTCATAACTTCAAACATCATCATGACATTGCGCTTTCCACAAAAGACTCTGTCTCCTTCGCCATGTCCCCAAATACTATCAATACAGCGTTTGAGCGCATCCATCTGATTGCTGAGGACAATGTCGTCATCCTGTGAAAGGTCAATTCCGTTGATTTCCTCAACAAAAGTTGCCATGCTCGACTTATATGATGTACGAAAATCTAGATCATAAAAATCTGCTACGAGCTCCTGCCCATTTGCGAATGTTATTTTTGTATTAACCATTGTGTTGCTCCTTTATTAACCAGCTATCACTGTCTCAGTGAACTTTTTGTTTGATGTGTCGAATGTTCCCACAACAACATCACTAACACCCAAGAAGTTTCCTTCGCAAGTCATCTCGCCATCCTCGTTGCCAAACTTCGAAACTTCTATGGCTACCTTTATTTTTCTAGCGCTGAAAGTGGTTGCTCCGCCTCCTGCTTTCTGATCAAGGTCGACTATGATGTAGTCTCTTTCAACATCTGCTCCAGTCCTCTGTCTTTCGCCAATTTCACAGATGAACGCAATAGCTTTTTCACTGCGAATCTGATCAGCAGAAAACGGAGACTGCCACTCGTAACCTGAAATACCCTTTGATGTGGATTTCTGGTTAATATATCGCTTGCTTCTCACCTGAGCACTTGGCTCCTCGTTGAGTTCTCTAAAACCTGTACCAAGTAGCTCCATAGCTGCTGTTTCACCAGTCTTTGCACAATCTAGATAACTTGCCTGTGCAACTCTTTTTCTAACTTCTGTTAATGCCATATCTATTCTCCTTCCTGTAGGTAAACAAGCCTACAATCGATTTGATACTTTGCCCTGGATTCGTCTACATCAAAGACGTAGCCTGTTGTTAGGGCTTCAATTTTCACTGGGCATCTATTTGAGCCCAGGTCTATAAAGTTCCTATTTTTGCTTATCGACGCAAGCCAGCTAGCAAAAAGCTGAAAGAACCCAATGTTTTCAATGTTTTGTCTTACATCAGCTCCGTATGCCTCTCTGCTCGAAAAAACGAAGACCTGTTGACGTTCGCTGTCTCCGTTGATATATCTCTTTAAAATAAGGTCTGCGGGCGATGACTCAACTGCATAGCAAGTAGGGTCTTCTGCAAGATAATCTATTCCTATCCCCTCAGCAAACTTATCGATATGCGGGCAAGTCTTTATAAGATTTCTTATTGCGTCCATGATTATTACATCAGCCATTATCCCCTCCTTGCTATAAACTTAACTACACTAGCTAAAAGGGCAGGTCCTCGTTGTGCAACCATTCTCCGGTCCCATCGCTTCCCCCTCATGCCTCTACCTCTATTTTCATAGTACTGCTTTTTAGCATATATCTGAGGGTATACGATTTCATCGATACCTTCTACTGCGGTTCCCTTGAGCACACCCTCTTTTTTTGGTACATAAGGGTCTGACAAACGTCTAACCTCATGGGTAAAAAACCTTTGTGCTGCACCGTTTTGATCTAGTCCTTTTTTCCTAGCTATCTTTATTGCATCAATGTCAACCTTCACTCTTATCGACATCTTCGTCCCCATCCCCTGGAGCAAACTTACGCAGCTCTTCGACCTCTTTTTCGAGGGCGTTAATATACTGTACAGGGATATAATCTCCTGCCTTCCACTCTTTTGCCATTATTCAACCTCCAATTCAAAGTGCTGTACTAACTTGCTACCATACCTATTATCAACTACCTTAGTAATCTTCATCACATCATCAAAGTCACGCAAAAGAGCCTTAAAACCACCGCTATTAGCGTCGTTCATATCAAAATCGACAATTCCCTTAACAACGATATCTGCGTTGTCCAAAGTGTAATTTGTGACCTTGTCGCTACGTTTAAACGTCTTAGGCTTGAGGTATGTTTTCTCTTCCGAGTCAACTTTTAACGGGATAAAAACTCGCGTATGATTTGTGCTTTTAACTCCCGCTGATTGCGAGATATCTATAGCTTGGGAATCTTGCCAGTTAACCCCTCTGAGAAATGTCCTTGCGTATTTGTACTCATCGCTATCCGCATCATAATAGCGATTAAAAAGTGTAATATCCGCATTCGTTAGCATTACTCCACCCCTCTATACATTAAACCTGTATTCATCAGATATTTAGCTACAATGCTATGCTCTAGCGAAGCCTGGCTTGTTCCTGTGTTTACACCAGTTTGGATTCCTAATGAGTCAAGGCCATCTGCATAACTAACAGTATGATCTCCGACAGTTTCCGACTTTATAGCTTTACTGCCTTCGTCGCGTGCCTTAGCCACCTCATACTCAAAGTCCATGAGCTCGGACATGCACTCTTTAACTGTTTCGGACACAGGCTCTTTGATACGTCCGAAGGTATAGTAGTTGATGGTATTCCTAGCTTGTCTTTCATACTTAACAAAAGCGGTCTGGGGGATTTCTCCCCCATAAGCTTTATACTCCTCATATGTCAGATACATAGCTCTACCTACTTAGTAGCTACAAGAACCACTGCTTTTGTTACTTCTGCAGACTCAACAGTCACTGTGTCTGTCTGAGGTGCATATCCAGATGCCTTAATCTTTACTGGATATGTTCCAGCTCTGAGATTAAACTCTGCAACACCAGCAGCATTAGTCTTTAGTCTTGAACCGTTAACCTCAACAGTTACACCTTCGATTGCGACAGTCTTGTTCTTTACAGTGAATGTAACTTTCTGAGTTGTCACAGGTGTAGCTGGCTCAAGATAAGCAAATGGACAACCTGTTCTGTCCTCGTTCATTCTTGTAGCTGGATTTGGCATTGCCCAACCCATTCTAAATACAACTCTTAGGGCAATCATATCCTGCTGTGCGAGGTTGTATACGATTTCCTTTGTCTGTGGGTCCTGGATTACTCCTTCTGTCAGTAGTTTGAATGTTACATCCTGACGGATTGAGTACACAAGCTTGCTAAAGTCGCCCACGATTAGCTGTGCAATCTTCTTGTCAAAGCTTCCATTGTCAGGGAAGTACAAAGGTGCTCCGTCAAGGCCGTATGATGTTGCTCCCTGCAATGTTGACATGAATATTGGGTGTCCATCTGTACCTTTAAGACCTCTAAGCTTTGCTTTCATTCCTGTTGATGCTATAGCTCCGGAGTGAACATATCCGTCCTCCTCGATCTTATTTAGCACGCCACCCTCGTCCATGATTAGAGTGAACATATCTTTTGAACCAGGAGCGACGTTGTTGCCTGCCTGTCTTGCCATTGTAATCACGTCATTCTGCCACTCTCTAGGTCTGTTAACACCAAACAGGATTGCGCTATCAACCTTCTGTCCGATTGCCTCAATTACCCTAGGCTTGATCTCGCCGATGATATCAAACTCTGCATCATCAAGCACCGCTTCAGGTATTGGAACGATGACTGCGAGCTCCCCTGCTGTAAGATACACATTATCCCACGCCATATCGCTTGTCTGCTTCATTCCTGTGTCTCCATCTACCCAATAAGCCATTGGGAGAATGTCGGTAACTCTGATTCTTGTTGTCTTTGAGCTCATGTTTGGCAGCTTCTTACCAAGGCTCAAAACAACTGATTCCTTTGGTGTGTCCTGAAAAATTGCTGGAGTCACCTGCTCCCTGATTAGAGCTTCAACTTTTTCTCTTGTTACTACGTTTACGTTTGCCATAATATTATTCCTTTCCTAAAAGATTTCTTATTGCTGTGTTAACTTCTTTGTTCTTGTCATCAGACCCTGTTCCTCCAGTTGCGCCTGGGGTGGATCTAACGATAACCGGCTGTGTGTCATCATTAAAGAGATAATCGTTATTCTCTCTGATGGTTTTTAGCTGCTCATCAAGACCGACAATGCTGTCGCCATTAAGCTTAAGCCCTGCCTCATCAAGTAGCGCTCTTACTGCTTTGCTGTTTTTCGCACCTGCAGTTCTCAGTGCTCCGTCAAGAGCATATCCAAATTGCAGCCTTTCGATTTCGGCTTTGCTATTCGACTCTGCCTCGGCAGCTGCGTCCTTGTACTTTTGCACTTCTCCTTTAAGCCCATCGATGTCGACATCCTTAAACTTCTCAAGTGTTTCATTCGCAGTTTTAAGCAGCGATTTAAGGTTGCTCTCTGAGGTTTTATACCTTTCGATATCATTACCGTTTTCGGTCATAATCGTATCAACAGCCTCTTTGACCTTATCATCTGCTACTCCTAGTCCTTTAAGGAGATTTTCAATAACTTCTCTTTTCATGATGTTTTCCTTTCTCGGTACGCTTTTATACGAGGTTGCTTCTCCTCCGTGTACATGATTACGCCCTGTACTAAGCTAATTTTTTGTATAACAAAAGACAGCTATATAGCTGCCTTAAGTATCGTTATTTGTTCACTAAAAAACACACCCTGCCTGAGTGTGTTTATATCATTGGGATAAATTCGCCTATGGTTTTAAGATACTCCATTACCTTTTTCATCATCCCGTTTTCTTTCAGATACTCAATGCCCACAGGCGTGATGTCTATATCCTCTAAGTCCATGATTTGAATTCCGTTAATATACTCCTTTACTCTAAAGCCTTTTACGTATCTGGCTTCAAGCATTTCGGATAATATTGTATCTCTATATCCTTGCGGTATTTTTAGATTATCTGCACTAATTTCAATCAGACTGACCGGTTCAGCCTTCTTCTTTGCTACATACAGGTCCTTTAAGATTTCAAATACTATTCTGAAATAATCATCCTTTGGCATGAATTACTCCTTTCTAATTCATATAGTAAATATTGTCATATATTTCCTGGAGCTTTTTACCCTCATCATTGTAAAATTCTAACTTATCATCAAAACCCACTTCAATTATTTTTTCATATAGTGCGTCTAGAATATTCGCGTCGCTATTCAAAAAGTCAACATCAAAATATTTTTGTAGATACTTAAAATCTTCTGCTTTATATTTCCAAACACTTTCCATACATTTGTCTCCTATCTTTTAACGAGTTTTCTTGGGTTGCATTGAATCAATGTTTTTGTATCCGGATTAATTG